CTAGTTAAGACTGAAGAACAGATGGCACAAGAACAGCAGCAAGCACAGCAGGCACAGATGCAACAGTCAATGGTAGATCAAGCAGGGCAACTAGCTTCAGCTCCTATGGCTGACCCAAGCAAGAACCCTGAACTGAATGCTCCTGAAGAAGAAGCACAACCACCTCAACAATAAATGGCAGAGACATTAACAGTTAATACTGAAGAACCAACCCCGGAGCTGACGGCTGAAGAGCAAGATTCTCTGAAGATTGGTGAAGAAATGCAGGCAGAACAAGAAGGACTGCTTGCTGGTAAGTATAAAGATGCTAAAGATTTAGAGAATGCTTACCTTGAATTACAAAAGAAGTTAGGTTCACAAGATGCCGTACAAGAAGACAAAGAAACCACCGAAGAAGTAAAGGAAGAGGAACCAAAGGCTGAGGAAACTCCAGCTGTTGCTCTATTAACTGAAGCTACTAAGGAGTACTACGATAACAACAACACTCTATCTAAGGAGACTATTGAAAAGTTCTCTGAGATGAGTAGTCAAGATCTAGTTAATGCCTACCTAGAGATGCAGAAGAATGCTCCTCCACAAGAGGAAGGACCTGATGTATCAGAAGCACAGATCAATGCAATCCAAAACTCAGTAGGTGGTCAGAAAGAGTACGACAAGATAATTACTTGGGCTTCTAATAACCTTGAAAAGAATGAGGTAGATGCTTTCGATGGCTTAATAGCTACAGGAAATGTAGATGCTATTAAGTTAGGAGTGTCAGCTCTTCAATCTAAATACAGGGATGCTAATGGATACGAAGGCAGAATGCTATCAGGCAAGAAAGCTGACTCCAGAGGTGATGTGTTTAGAAGTCAAGCTGAGTTAGTGGCAGCGATGAATGACCCTAAGTATGAGAACGACCCTGCATACAGAGCAGACCTCATAGCAAAACTAGATAGATCGGATGTAAATTTCTAATGACTAAAGATAGCTACAAGAACTTTGGCACAATGGTCAAAGAGTTTGGCAGCAACTGGAAAAAAATAAAAGAAGCAGCCAAAAAGAAACAAAAAGAATTAGATAAATACAAATGAAGATCTGCATATTAGGGGGAGGATTAGCAGGGTTCAGCACTGCTGCTGCCCTTACTAAATATGCAACATACTCCACCCACCCAGTAGAAGTAGCACTAATACATAATCCAAAAGTTAAAGCACTATCAGTTGGAGAGAGTACTCAACTACCTATCAATAGATTATTTGAGTACCTCGAACTGAGTGACTTTGATTGGATGAAAGAATGTGATGCTACATATAAATGCGGAGTTAAGTTTGAAGACTTTAACTACGGTACTGAATACTTCTTTCCTCTTTTTCATAGACCTACCTTTGATAAAGATATGAAAGATGAGAATGTCAGAGGGTACTTCTTGGGTAGAGATACCCAAGGTATTACACCTGACTTATCTTCTTTTTATTTCTCAAATGAGCAAGCATCATGGCTCGAGAAAAACAAATTAGATGATAGTGTGAACACCGCATATCATTTCAATGCTACTAAGTTAAGCAACTACCTTGAAAACTTCGCCAGAAAAAAAGGGCTGAAAGTTTTTGAAGATAGTTTCCGGGACACAGTTAAAGATGCCCAAGGATATATAAGAGCATTGATATGTGAAGGTCAAACTTACTTTGCAGATCTCTTTATAGATTGCACTGGCTTTAAATCACTACTAGCTAGTGACCAGAAGTGGGTACCATACGATACCCTTCTCAATCGCAAAGTACTTACTGCATCCATACCTTATGAAAATAAGGATATCGAACTGAAGAACTACACCACATCCACAGCCTTAAGGCATGGGTGGTGTTGGGATATTCCATTATGGACGCATAGGTCTGTTGGATATGTTCATTCCAATAAGTTTGCGAGCGACGTTTTAATTGAAGCGGAGTTCCGCGACATGTTTGGCGAGAGAGAAACTCATACTATTGCATTTGACAGTGGACGTTGGGAGAAAGCATGGGTTAAAAACGTTGTCAGTATGGGAGCAGCTTATGGGTTTACTGAACCTTTAGAAGCTACCAATATATCTGCAATCGTTTCCAGCATCAATGCTCTCACTGAAGCTATCTCCAAAAGAGATGGGAACATCACCACAATTGATAGGGATTTATATAACTACAAAATAGCTGGTGCTCTTGATAACTATAGATTCTTTATCGAATTGCATTACATCTTCGCTCTCCGATCTGACTCTCAGTACTGGAGACACATATGTAATGACATTAATTGGAGATACGAAACCAATATCAAGTTCAGCTACGACCAACTGTTCAGACAGCTTGCTGATGATCGAGTCTTCTACGATTATGGTGAGCAGCTTGGGGCATTATTTATCGCAGCCGGTCAAGACTATTCTTGTCTAGCTAAAGATCAACTAACTCACCCCAGAACTATAGGCGATAGTAATTATCAGTTTGATAAAAAATCATTACTTGACCTTAAGGCATGGACAGAGAAACAGATAGCTAACAAACCTAGCTCATATCAATACTTAAAAAATACTATTTATAAATGAGAACACGAGACTTAGATAATCTTCTTTATAACGAATACCCTTACGAACCTCCTATCGAGGTCTTACCAAAACAAAAACTAATGACACCAGAAGCAGAAAGATTTAATGGCTGGGCAGCAATGCTCGGATTCGTAGCAGCCATGGGCGCATACGTAACAACTGGACAAATAATTCCCGGTATATTTTAATGGCAGCAATCTCAGTAACAAGAGAAAGCTCAAGTAACTGGCAGAAGTTTTGCGAGTGGGTAACAAGCACAGAAAACCGTCTCTATGTGGGATGGTTCGGGGTGCTTATGATCCCTTGCTTACTAGCTGCAACCACATGCTTTATTCTCGCCTTCATCGCAGCTCCGCCTGTAGATATAGATGGCATACGTGAACCAGTTTCCGGTTCTTTAATCTATGGAAACAACATAATATCTGGAGCAGTAGTTCCAAGCTCCAATGCAATTGGACTGCACTTTTACCCGATCTGGGAAGCTGGCACTTTGGACGAGTGGCTATACAATGGCGGACCATATCAACTCATTATCTTCCACTTCTTAATAGGAGTAGCAGCGTATGCAGGGAGACAATGGGAACTTTCATACAGACTAGGGATGAGACCATGGATATTTGTAGCATATACAGCACCACTATCAGCAGCTCTTGCTGTGTTTCTCGTTTACCCATTTGGGCAAGGGAGTTTTAGTGATGGTATGCCTCTTGGTATCTCTGGTACTTTTAACTTTATGTTCGTATTCCAAGCAGAACATAATATACTCAT